TATGATGGCCGACTATATCAAGCGGGCTTTTGACAATGTTGCAGAAGACAGCCGAGACGCAATCACGGGCCGAATGTCAGCGGAAGGCGCGTTTGCCAATCGTATCGCCCGCGACTTGCGCGGGGCAATCGCTGACGCGGTGCCTGCCTATGATGAGGCGCTATCAGCAGCGTCAACGGACATTCGCACCAGAGCCGCCGTGCAGACAGGTCGGAGGCTTCTTGACGACAAAACAACAATTGAAGAAATGGCGGAATCTATTGCAGACGCTACGCCTGCCGAATTGCGGGCAATGCGTCAAGGTGTTCGCAGCCAAATAGACCATGTTATGGGCAACGTGCGTGCGGTGGCGTCTGACCAAAACGTAGACGCCCGACAGGCTATGAGGTTGTTCAGCCAAACATCTAGCCCTAACGCCAGCCTAAAATTGCAGGCTTTATTTGGTGATGAGTTCCCCGCAATTCAGCAGCAATTGCAAGAAGCGGGCGCTGCACTTGGTTTGCGGTCGCGTGTGGCTATGAACAGTTCAACACAGCCTCGCCAAGCAGCGGACCAGTTAATCACTGACGAGGTGACGCCGGGTGCGGTAAGGGCTTTGCGCCCAATTGACAGCGCACGGGATGTTGGTCGCCGCGCTCTTGGATCAGACGACGCCTCCATCGCGCGATTGAGCGACGACGTGCGGGGCGAATTAGCTGACGTTCTATCGCGTCCGGGTGGCGCTGGCTTGTTGGATGAAATCATCCGCAACCTTACCGCAAACCCGTTGCCTGCAAATACAGGGCAGGGCGTTAACGCTGGATTGCTTGGCGCTGGCCTTACGGCATTGCCGACAATGACTGAGCGGACGCGAGGGCTACTACAAGGGCCGCGCCGATGAGTATCAGCGCAAAAATGATGTTTTTAAGGGGTGGATTGGGAACGTCCAGCGCACGGAGATTAAAGACAATCCCTATTGTCAGGAAGTTGGCGACCAAAACACCCGCGACGACTGTTGTTATATCCATGCTGATTATGTCGGCACTGTTGCCCGCTAATACAAGGACCGAAGGTAAATTATGGAACTGAAAAAGCTAACAGAAGATCAAATCGGCAATTCGGTGCAGGTCGCCATTCGCGAAGCGGTGGACTTTATTGAAAGCGAAATCGCGCCGGATCGGATCAAAGCGCAGAAATACTTTGACGGGCATTCGGACCTAAAGCACGAGTCTGGACGCTCTAAGGTTGTGGCGACAAAATGCCGTGACACGGTGCGAGCGATCAAGCCTGCCCTTATGCGGGTGTTTTTTGCAGTCAGCCGCGCCTGTTGAGTTTGTGCCACGCACACCGCAAGCCGTAGACGCAGCAGATCAGGCTTCTAAGTATTGCGGCTATGTGTTCAACCGCAACAACGGCTTTAGTGTCCTGAGCGACGTTTTCACGATGCCTTGATTAAAAAGGTTGGCATTGCAAAGGCGTTTTACGACGAAACGTCAGAGGTGGAGTTTGACGAGTATTCCGGCCTGACCGAGGACCAAATGGCGGACCTCGATAGCGACGAAAACGCCGAGATTGTTGAGTCGTCCATCACGCAGGAAGCCATGTTTGACCCAATGGGCCAGCCTATTTCATTAGCATTGTACGACGCCAAGGTTTCTCTGACCAAAAAAGCGCGGCGAAATCAAGATTGCCAGCATCGCACCGGAAGACTTCTTTGTCGATAGCGGCGCGGTCAGCTTGGACGACTGCTTTATCTGCGGCCACAACACAGACGGGCGCGTTGGCGACCTTGTGGAAATGGGCTTTGATTTTGACGAGGTTTACGAATACGCCGGATCCGGCTCCGGATCGGTGCAAGAGGAGGAAGAAATCGCACGCAGCGGGTGGGGCGAACGCGACGACGACGAGAACGACAACGACCCGTCTATGCGCAAGATTCAAATTACCGAAGCCTATATGAAAATGGACATCGAAGGCACGGGCATCCCGCGCTTGTATAAGTTCATCTGTGCGGGCTTGAACTACGATATGCTTGAATATGAGCTTTGCGACTTCAACCCGTTTGCTATCTTTGAGGTGGACCCAGAACCGCATACGTTCTTTGGCCGGTCAATCGTTGACATCATCCTTGAAGACCAAGACGCCTCTACGTCGCTTATGCGGGGTTTGCTCGACAACATTGCAATGATGAACAACCCGCGCTTGCTGGTTAACGACAACGCAGTCGAAATGGACGACGTGCTAAACAACGAGATTGGTGGGGTTGTGCGCACTACTGACATGACGGCCGTTCGTGAACTTGTCATTGGATCGGCGGCAACGTCCGCCATTCCAGCCATTGCGCTCTATGATGAGGCTATCAGGTCCAAGACGGGCGTGTCAGGCGCTAACGGCAGCATGGACACCGACAGCCTGCAAAACCAGACGGCAACGGGCGTCAACGCGGCGGTGCAAGCTGCAACGGCGGTTTCAGAGCTTATCGCCCGCACACTGGCCGAAGGTGGCATGAAGCAGCTATTTCGCACCATTGCGCAGATTGCACGCCAGAACCCCAACCCCGAAGAAATGATGCGCCTTGACGGGCAGTTTATCCCCGTTGATCCGCGCTCTTGGGGCGTTGATCTGGACATGATGACAAACGTTGGTCTTGGCACAAACAAGCACGACGAAAAGATGATGACCCTGCAACAGATTGCGGGTCTGCAAATGCAGGTGTTCAGTCAGTACGGGCCGCAAAATGGCATGGTTTCAATGACCAATATCCGCAACGCACAGGCCGACATTATGGCGCACGGCGGCATCCACAACGCAGACCGATACATGCAGCCTATGAACGCGCAGATTGAACAGCAGCTAATGCAAGCGCAGGCGCAAGCGGCACAGGCACAGCAGGGCCAAGGCGGCGACCCTAACGCGGCATCTTGCAGACTGAGCAAATGAAGGCACAGACGCGGGCGCAAGTGGACATGCAGAAGGCCACAATGGAACACCAACGCAAGATGCTGGATATGGCAAACAGCGACGACTTCAAGCGTGACGAAATGGCGCAGAAGTTGCTTGTCGATGCGGCTAAAATCTTGGGCCAATACGGGACAAGCGTGGACGTTGCGCAGGTTAGCGCCCATCAGAACGCGCCGCGCCAATATGGGGGCATGAACAATGGATAAAGCCACAAGAGCGCAGCACGCCGAACACCTTATGAACGACGAAGTGTTGCAAGAAGGGTTCACTGTTGCATATCAGCGACAATGTGATATATTTACACACAAGCTGGCAACCGATGAGGAAGTCCTTGAGGCCCGGCGGATGGCATTAGCCATTAGAGAAGTTCAAAGCCAGATGCGATCCTTTATCACAGATGGCAAATTTATAGAGAAAAGGAATCAGGACCGTGAACACGACTGATCTTGACGCAGCAGTTGAAGGACTGCTTGCACCCGCGCCCGAAGCTGAAACCGAAACTGAGGAGGTAACGCAAGAAGACGCGCCCGAACCGGAAGAAGTTGAGGAAGACGACGCAAGCGAAGACGAAGAAGAATACGAAACCTCTGAGGATGAGGCGTCAGACGAAGGCGACGAATCCGACGATGAGAATGACGCAGCCGAACAAGACGAAGGCGACGAGAAGCCCGCAACTAAGCTCTACACTGTCAAAGTCGATGGTGCGGACAAGCAGGTGACACTTGACGACCTACAGCGCTCCTATTCGGGGCAAGCGTATATTCAAAAAGGGATGCAAGAGTCCGCCGACATGCGCAAGCAGACTGAGCAGATGTATTCAACCCTACAAGCGGAACAGCGTAAATTCGTTGAAACCGTCCAGAGCCTACAACAAAACGGCATGAAGACAAAGCCGCAAAAGCCAAGTGCAGACCTGCTTAATTCCGACCCAATCGGCTACATGCAGGAAAACGCCAGATATGACGCCGCTATGGCCGAGTACACTGATCAACAGACTCAGATCAATGACGTCACACAACGGCAATCTGCAATGCAACAACAGGCGAGACAGGTCTACCTTCAAGAGCAAGTGCAACGCTTGCAGACTGAAATTCCTGAATTTGCCAATCCTGAGACGGCAGCGCCGCTCCGAGATAAGTTGTTCAAAATGGGTACGGAAAACTACGGCTACAGCCCAGACGAAATGGGCGAGGTCACGGATTCCCGTGCGGTCAAAGTTCTCATGGACGCGATGAAATGGCGTGAATTGCAATCTGGCAAAGCTGCGGCAAAAACGACGCCAAAGACCCAGAAGTCAATCAAGCCGACTGGACGCAGACAACAGCCTAAAAGCGTTGCCCGCGCAAAGCAATTGGCGAAAGCAAACAAGCGGCAGTCTTGATGACTTCGTGGCGTCGATGCTTGCGCCTGACACATAACCCGAATAGGATAATACACAATGGCCACAACCGGCCAATACCTTTGATTCTTACGATGCAAACGGCATACGCGAGGACCTCTCCGACTCCATCTATGACATTTCGCCAGAAGAAACTCCGTTCTATAGCGGCATGGCAAAGGTCAAAGCGTCTAACACTTTGCACGAATGGCAAACCGACGCATTGCGTAGCTCCGCTGCAAACGCGCACATTGAAGGCGACGACACCGCTGCGGAAGCCCGCTCGGCAACAACTCGCCTTGGCAACTATACGCAAATCTTCAAGAACGCGGTTGTCATTCCCGGCACCGATGACGGCTTGAACAAAGCTGGTCGCGCAAAGGAAATGGCTTACCAAGTCCTGAAAATCGCGAAGGAGCAGAAGCTCGATATTGAAAAGGCCATGTTCGCCAACAACGCTCGTGTTGCTGGTAACTCCACCACCGCCCGCGAGCTTGCTGGCGCACCTGCATGGTTGACCACAAACGTCTTGTTTGGTGCCAACGAAGGCGCAAGCGCAACTGGTGACGGTACTGATGCACGTACCGACGAAACCACCACGTTGATTGACTTCTCACAGGCACGTTTCGACACTGTGATGGAATCAATCTGGTCTGCGGGCGGCAAGCCTGACACGGTTATGCTTTCATCGTACCAGATGAACATTGCTTTGGGCTTTACTGGCAACAACAACCAGCGGGCAAATATCGACTCCACCAAGGACGAAGTTCGCAACGCAATGGCGATCTACGTCACTCCTTGGGGTACGGTTAAGTGGCAGATGACTCGTGAGAACCGTTCGCGCGACATCTTCATCAACCAGTCTGATATGTGGTGTGCTGGCGTTCTTCGGGCAACCAAGAACACACAGCTTGCCAAGTCCGGCGATAACGAAAAGCGTCAGGTCATCACCGAATTGACGCTAGTTTGCAAGAACGAAGCCGCAAACGGTGGCCTGTTCGATAACGCAATCTCCTAAACAACGGCGGGGCGGCTTAGGTCGCCCCACTGCCAACCTTTAGGGGGAAAGCATGAAATATAAAGTAACAGTCAATGGAATGTTTGTTGAGGGTACGCTGTACCGCTTGGGCGAGACGTTTGAACTAAGCGAAGAAAACGCGGCTATCCTGCGCAACAGATCACCACACTTGAAATTTGAGGGACCAGATGAGCAAGATAAGCGAATCAATGACTTTCGACGAGACTACGGGCAAGATTCTGATCAAGCAGACACACGACTACAATCCGGTGCTGGAACACGCGAAAGCCCTAAAAGCGCGGGTCTCGACGGGGCAAGTGATAACAAGCTCGTGGGCCTTGTGCCTATGAAGATGTTTTACGAGTGGGCCAAGAAATGGGGCGTTGATTACACCGACACCCACGCCATGCAGGAAGTCTTGGCCAAGGAGCTTATGAGTTCAGACAACGCTAATCTCAGGGTGTGGGATGGCAAATTCTAAGGACAATGCACCGATGGAACTAATTGCGGACTATTGGGCGATTGTCGCGGCTGCACTAGGCGCGGTCGTGTGGCTTGTTAGGCTTGAGGCGCGGGGCCTTTCCAACACCGCCGAAATTAAACGTCTTTGGACACAGCGCAAAGAAGACCTGCAATCAGCCAAGGATAGCCGCGCCCAATCGGACAAGCGTCTGGACGAGATTGGCCAAGACATCAAAACACTATTACGAGGGCTTGATAAATGAAGCAAAACGCCGACATATCAATCCGCAAGATACTCGGCCATGAGGGCGGGTATGTAAACCACCCAAGCGATCCTGGCGGCGCGACTAACAGGGGCATCACGATTGCCACATTTCGCCGCTACATTAAGCGCGACGGCACGATTGCGGACCTCAAGGCGTTGACCATTCAACAGGCCGTTGTCGTCTACAAGGCGCAGTATTGGGACAAGGTGCGGGGTGACGATTTGCCGTCTGGCGTTGATTATACCGTGGCAGACTTTGCTGTGAATAGCGGGCCGCACCGTGCAGCCGTGTATTTGCAAAAAGCTCTTGGCGTTACTCAAGACGGCGCAATCGGGCCAAACACCATTGCGGCAGCACGGGCCGCAGACCCCAAAAAGGTTATCCGCAAGATCAACGCGGATCGTCTGGCGTTTATGAAGCGTATCAGGCGGGGCGAGTTGTGGAAGACTTTTGGCCGTGGCTGGCAGCGTCGCGTTGATGCCGTCCGGTCCACATCATTGTCTCTTGTTGACAAACTACCGCCCGCGACAGAGATTGAACCGCAGCCAAACGTATTCGCGGCAATCTTCGCGGCAATCGCTGCATTATTGGAGGATGGAAATGAACGCACCTACAAAAATCAAAAGATCAACTACACGGCCCTGATTATGGCCGTTGTGGGCATCCTTGTCGGGCTGGACATCATCCCGCCGGAAATCGAAGAACCCGTTGTACAGGTCGCGCTTATCGGTGGCCCTGCGCTTATCGCAGTATTCCGCACGTGGTTTACATAATGATGATTGATTGGGGCGCCGTGTTCGTGGTTCTAGCGGGCATCGCTGTGCTAATTTACGTGGTGGTCACATGATTGATCTGTTGACCAGCATCCCCGCCCTTCTGGGCATCCTTGGGGCCGTTGTCGCGGCGTTCTGGGGCAATGGTAAGCTACAGCGCCACAAGGGCCGCAAAGAGGGCAAGAAGGCCGTCAGTGACGCGCTAGACGAGGCTTACAATGACACAACCAAAGAGGTGCGCGATGCACAGACTCATTTACCTATTGATCCCGTTGACGTTCTTGACCGCTTGCGAGACTTTGCCGAACGAGGGCGGGGCGGCGGCGATACTTGACACCGCCGTGCCTGTGTCACGCGACCACGCCGAGGCCCTTGTAGGCGACGACGTGGACCGTATGCGTGCGACGGGGCTAGAGCTTATCACGATTGTGAATTGCTGGCCTGATGGGTGTTGGACACTATAGGTCAGTGACCTACATCTCTGTTGTGGCAATGATGCCACCGGGGTCGTTGCTCCAATTAAGGCCGTGCGGGTTAATGACCGCGCGGCCTTATTTCGTGTCATAAGTCCATCCCCTCTTGAGTTTGTGGCGTTGGCGGGGCAACGAACAGGTCAGGCTGGTCATATGCCGCCTGTACGCGCTTGCAGGCAATCTCAAAGTATTCGGGATCAAGTTCCACCCCGATGCCCTTGCGGCCCAACTTGGCGCAGGCAACTAGGGTTGTTCCGCTGCCCATGAATGGGTCAAGGATTGTTTTGGCTGTGTCTGGCAAGTGACCTATGCACCATTCAATAACACCAAGAGGTTTTTGGGTCGGGTGCTGGCGAACGTCATTGCCCTTTCGTATCATTCCATTCCAGCGCCAATAAATGCGCCGAACCGCCTTGTTCAAATTGGTCCAAGCTAGTTCACAGTCAGCAAAGTCATTTGATCCGTTTTGCTTGTCCCAAACCAACCAACATGAAGTTGGCGGTAGGTCGTAATAGTTTCCGCCAAACACAATGGAATTGCGGGCCATTGAAACCGCCATACTGACGTGCGCGTCTAGGGTTTGCGTGTCCCAATTTTCTTTTTCAGTGTAAACGTGTGATTTAGCAAGA